AACCCACAATAGAACGTCTGCGGGCGAACTGCCCATAGGCGAAGGCCATCGACCGGTCATCTATACCTGTGGAAACGTCCATCCCAAACATACGACTCTTAGGTGATGCCAGCCACTTTATTCCTGCGGCAGAATGTGTGTGCCCCATAACATAACTGAGGCCAGTTGATTTCATCTTATTGTAAGCGGGGTGTTCACCACCGCATCCCGTTCCGTGAATATAGCACACATCATCAATAACAAACTCCCAATCCCACTTCCAATGTTTGGTATCCCAAATTTCAGCAAAACTCTTCAGCATCTCTTCAGGAATAGAGACAGTCTCGGCAAGTCTCAGCGGTCGAGCATCATGGTTGCCGATACATACCACAGCCTTTGGGAATGCTTTTCTCCACTGACTCACAGCCTTCTTAGCAAGTTCGTATTCTGCTGATGCGTTTGGCATGTCAGGGCGTTTGGGGTGAAAGCTGATAGAGTGTAAATCCACAACATCACCCAGAAATACTACCCCATTGCATTTGTGCTTCCTGTACATATCCTTGCAGAACTGAAGATAGTTTGGACGACAGTATGGAAGGTGCAAATCACCAACGCAGAGGATTCTATTTTCTTTTTTCATTTTTGCACTCCCTAACTATGTTCTTAAACATTTCCAATACATCACCCTTAATTTGCTCACCAAATTTGTGCCCACACGCACAGTATTTGGCAAGGTCATAATAGCACACAGCATGGCAAAAGGGACAAGTTTTAGCCATTTGTAATGTCCTCGACTTTCTCAAAATACTCCTGTAACTGCATCCTCAAATTAGTGGGGTGGCTCAAGAAATATGGATTCACAATAAAAATCCACTTACTTGTTTTTGAGCAATGGTTTATTTCTACCTGCATCCCAGCACTTATCTTGTCTTTTGGATTAAAAACCACCATCCCATCACAACTGTCAATAATCTTGCAATCCACATCAAGAATCTGGGGGATTGTAAGGAGTTTATCTTTGTAGGTTTTGTGTACGAACCCCTCGTGTTCCGCTGGACAGTAGAAAGTAACATTTGGAAATTCCTTACGAAGCCACTCTGTAAATTCAATAGCGGCCTTGCAATTCTTTTCCATAATTTCTTCTGTCAGTATTCCACCATCACTTATTGGGTGGCTTATGTAGTATTTGAACTGCCTCATTTTAAAACTCCTGTTTTTTTCCCAAGTATTTTGGAATATCATCAAGTTCAGACGGGAGAATACCAAGTTGAATGCGTTTTTTTGTCGCTATATAAAAGAGGGTATTACAGCCAATCGCTCTGGCGTGTTCCTCTGTTGTATCTCCCATTAACTCTGCAAATATATGTCGGAGTAGTGAGTCAAGAATTGAACTGAGCGGGAGTCCCTTCTCCCAATTTCTACTCCCATACTTGTCAGCAGCGGCCTCAAGATGCTTGGAGATTTCAAGCAGTGCATCCATGGGAAGCAATGTTGGGAGGCCTTTACCGGCAGATGCCTGTCTCTTAGCTCCGGTAGAGAATACCCTGTCTGCACCACCTTCTATTTTAATCCCCTTTAATTCTGTGCGGCGTAGGGTTTCTTCAAGGCTAATGCCTCGCCTTACAGTCTCTTTTTCTACTGACCCATCATCCTTCTGAAAATCTGGGGGGACTTCTTCCGGCATAACATCCTCTTTGTTTGCAGTAACCCCAGCAGCAGTCAGTTCGGATAGACCACCAATTACTATTGCTTCGGCCTCCACCTCTTCTTCTGTCTTTGTAACTGTAACCAGAGCAGGTTTGAGTCTGTACACTAAGGATTCAGGCCTGCAAGGAGGAGAGAAATTATCTGCCCACCTATCACCAGCATCATGATATTGTAAATCTCCGGGTGGTATTGTTAGTAATTCGTTAAACTCAGATTCAGTTAATCTAAATGTTGGTGTAGTATTATTTCTCCAAAAATCAATTCTTTCTGGTGTCATTTTTTCTTTCTCCAATATGTGTTTTAATTGCCTTACAGATACAGGTCTGCTTAATCCTTATAATCTTTCCGTTAGGGGCTTTAAAGTAATCAATATATTCCCCAGTGTCATCACACATAAAACAATCTGGTTTCTTTTTCTTCTTCAAGCTATCTCACATCTTCCAAAGCTCTACGCTGTATAGCACTGTAAGGAAAATTGCCGTGTAATTCTGCGTGGCAATTTCGACAAAGAACTATACATTTTTTTACTTCTTGCATTGTTTGTTTATGTTTTGTATGAAACATTTGAGCGGTAATTCTCATTTTCTTATCAGATGGTTTTTTGTGGTGAAAATCCAATGCCCCGCCATATCTATTATAACCACATCTTTGGCAACCAATTTCTTCCTTCATTTCCCTAAAACATTTCCGGGCGTTCTCCTGCCATTTTCTGGCTGCTTCTTTGTGGGCCAAATTGCTACAAGATTGGCAATATCTTTTCCCAAAAGATTTGTTATTTGTCCTCTCATGCACAGCAAACTCCTTACCACACTTTTTGCAGAATCTCTTATTCATCCTAAAATAGGATGCAAGAGATAATTCTCGAACTTGTTTGATGTGGTATTTTGTCCAGCATGCTTTACAACAATACTTTTTTCTTACATTTGTAGAAACAAAATCTTTTAGACAATTAGGGCAAGTTTTCATTAAGTAATCCCTCATAATACACCTTATCCAACTCTGATACATTCCCATTTTGAAGAATCTTGGTATCTTCATAGGGAATGATGACAGTCTGAGTCAGAGATACTTTAACACACTCCAAGCAGCCCATCACTTTGTTCAGGACATCATACTTCAACCCCTGCTTCTTTATTACAGAGTGCAGTAGGCTCGTTATGAGGTAGTTCAACTCTCCGGCTGGTATTTCAGCAGCATGTAATGCTTCAAAGTGCTGAATCTCATCAGCATATAGTGTCCTCTTGTCAGTTGTAATGTATGGCATACTATTTTCCCTTCAATTTTTCTATTTCTTTGTCAAATTGTTCTCTGGTTATCTTTCCTTGGAATAAATCCCAGCGAAGCTGTTCTTCTTCAGGACTAACCAAGCAACTTCTGCGATTTGAACCCTTACCCATTCTTACCCTCCTTTATATTGTTCTCAAAAGTCATTGCAACACCCAATGCGGCCCAAATATCATCGTGGACACCAAACAATGCACCGGGTTTCTTCTTAGTTCCAATCTGTGGAATCTTCCCACCCCCAGTTGGAGGAAACTTATCAATAATTGCCTGTCTTATATTTCCATCCTTAGCTTTTACTGAGTTACAGAGGAACATCTTTACATCTTTGCGATAAATTTGAGTATAATCCTTGCCCCAAGTCTGAATAAACCGCCCAATCCAAACACAGGTGTCGAACACAGTCTTTCCAACAGCCATACCATAACAAGCTACCATCTCTATTGCAAGATGCTCACAAAAAATAAATTCTGAATTATGTTTTATCTCTGATAATAGCTCAAAGTTTATCAGCTTACCTTTATCTATAATCTGACCATTATCATAAATGACAAAGGCAGACTCTACATTACCGGGGTCTATTGCAAGTATTCTCATATTCTTCCCATCCTTTTTAAAGCTATTTCTTTTAAAACCTCCCGTTCAATTTTTCCAGCCTCGGCCAAATTATGACAGTTTCTACACCCTGCTATCAAATTCTCTGGAACATCTTTAGTTTTATCTCCACCCATACCTCGTGGGTCTATGTGGTGAATATCACAGGCAATACTCTCACACCCCTCAGCCCTAATCTCACATAAGATAGTATCTGCTGTTGTCAGGTGATTGGACTCAAGATATATTTTAACGTGCTTTTTCATTCTTTTCTTGGCATTACTTTAATCTTATTGTCTTCACAGAATCTTAAATACAGAATGTCGTCCAGTGTGTATGTAATGTACTCATCATTGTCAGAGTCAATCATACACTTACCCCCTATCAAAACGTGGAGAGCCTCATGACAAACTACAACATAAGGGTTATCATCCTTTTCTTTGCAGTAATCCTTATCAACCCATATCTCAGCTTGCATAAGGAATCTCTGGCGTTCCCCAAGTTCCATTGTCCACCCAGCAGCACGCTCATTTCTGAAAGGTGTGCCTGTGTGAAAGTCTATCTCCCAATCCCGAAGATTAAGAACATTCTGACACCACTTGAGGCACTTTTCAAGCTGCTCGTGGGATGCTCTCTGATATATACGCTCATGGTTTGCCGTAAATCACCTCCATTTATTTCTATTATTTTCTGCCTGTGTTACAAATCTAATGTTGCCTTTTTCATAATGACCGTTATTATCAATTCGGTCTATTGTCAACCCTATGGGGTCAACTTTCAATGTATTAAGGACATAATCTATAAATTCTGCACCAGATTTAAACTTATTTTTTATACCCCTACCACCATAGTTTTTGTAGCACCAAAGTTTTGGGTCATTGCATCTTCTATTAAAGTCATAATATACTCTTCTAAGATGCCCTTTAGCAGTAGCATTGTATTTTCCGTTATAGGCAATTTTTTCCTCCCTGTGCTTCCTATTATATTCCCTATTCTGTTTTCTCTCAATTTCTGCTCTTCTCCTATATCTCTGTTTTCTATAAAGTCTCCCACATTCCCGGCAACAATCCTGCCTACCATCCGCATTAGAGCGACAAATGTTATATTCAGTAAGTTCCTTCTCTAATTTACATTTGAAACATCTTTTCACCCCTTGTTCCTTTATTTATTTGGGTATTGTATCATAATTTCAATTCAAAGTCAAGACAATTATTTTAATAGCCAACTTATTCTTTCTCTCACTCTTTCTCGTCCAAATGCAAGCATCCACTCTCTCTCATC